GATCCATGCTGACGTCGTTGACGTACAGCGTCCATGGCTTGAGTGGCGTGTTCATATCCGCCGAATCAAACCGCTGGTATGTGGCAGAAATTGGAGTGATGCGCGCATACCCCCGCCAGAGCTTAAGTTGCTGCTTAAAATCCTGTGCAAGACGACTGAATTTGACGCTGCAATCGATAACAGGCGTGCTGCTCTGCTGGCTTTCATTGATTTCCATGCGGCACGGCGTATAGATTTGGCCGACAAACGTTTTGGGGAACACCTGCTTATCTACCAGCCTGATATAGCCGAATGTCTGGTTATAGAACGTCAGCGTGTCGAACAGCACCCGATTTGGGCGCTGGCTTTTGAACTCTCTGAAAGTCGGCATTAAGGCACCCTTGGTAATGATTCCTTATCCCGTCTGTCGGGATAACCAGTGACGACAATGTCCAGCCAGCTACCCCATGGCGGCGGAAGCTCAATCAGAATGTCATCAAATTCGTCATCTGAGTTATTCAGCTCTCTGGCAATTACGCTTCCTGTCCATGTGAACACAGACCCGCTCTGGTTCCATGTTGGATAAGCGGTAAAATGAAGCTCCTGGACTTCCAGTCCTGAATCGCCTGTCCCTGTCGATAGCCTCATGTTGAACCACTGATTACCGTTATCCAGATAGTTAGGACTGCGCAACCATTGATAAAATGCGCGATGCTGATCGCGTGTGAATATCCATGTCAGGCTGAATAAAGATTTAAGGTCATCAGTCAGCTTCTGGAATATTGGCTCACCCACCTGCGGTTGGTCAGTGCGGAACCCCGTATCATTGGTGACGTTTTTATTCGACTTCTGAGCCAGCGGGAGCCAGTTAGGATAATCAATAGCCATTATTCTGTAGCCCTCGCTGATGCTGTTGTGTTGCGGGTGATAGCCTGCCGGATTGGTCCACCCTGGTTTAGGTCTGCAACGATGACGTCAATAGTTAGCCCGCCACCTGTGTTACTGGCCTGAGCATCAACAGTGGCGCTGGTATAATTCTGGATGTTGATAACCACACCGCCTGAACCGCCTCCTGATGACGTCATTTCTTTGTTGCTAATCACTGAGCCGTTATCGCCAGGTATCATGTACTGCTTGCCGCTACTTGCCTGGTAGATTTCAGGCATTCCACCCTCACCAACTTGGTACATTGAGCCTGAGCTGACAGGCCCGCCGTTTTTGCGTTTACCTGCAACGCCCATAGCCAATGCACCAAGAACCGCACCGATACCTATCGCTGCCGCACCGCCAAATGACCCTATTGAGGCTACAATGGCGGCAGGCGTCCAGGCTGCGACAGTCGTTGCTGCAGCAGCTGTACTTGCCGCCGTTGTGGTAGCCGTTCCGGCAACAGATGCCGCTGTGGTTGTAGCAACAGCAGTTGTTTGAGCGGCAGCCCCCATGACTGAGGATTTAACCCACTCAGCGCCCATCTGTATGAAAGAGTTAATCAGGCTGTTGATGGCATTGCTGGCGAGTGACTGCATGGCCTCCTGGGCTGTCATGCTGCCAGTAACCATTCCGGTGAAAGCATTGGATGCATTGCCGGCCAGAGAATCAAACGACGCGGCAACTGCTTCGTTGCCGACACTCTGATTGCGCCACATCGTCCACATTGCAGCTGTTCGCTGCTGGTCGTACTGTGTGTTTAGTGAATTGCGCAGGGCGAGGCTTTGCTGTTCGGTAAGAACCTTTTGGTTCTCGAACTGCTGGATGAGCGCTAGTTTCTGCGCATTCTCATTGGCAAGCTGCTGAACTGGATCGACAGTGCCTGCGGCGGCCTGTTGTGGCGTGACAACCTGCTCAGAACGTATTTTCGCGAGGTTGGTCTGGTGCTGCTGCTCCAGTTGCTCAGCAGTAGCGTTATATTGCTCCTGACTGATTTTCTTCGCGGATAATGCAGTCTGCAGGTCCGCTACATCCTGCTTATAGCTGGCATCTGCCTTTGTTTCGGGGAGAAGCTTTTCAGCTGCCGCCTGGGCCCAGATCGCATTTCCTGTATCCCACTTGGCTGCGGCATACTGCCCGGCAAGTTTGATATCGTTCTGCGTTGCCGCGCTACCCAGTGACTGTTGAGCCGTGAGGATTGCCTGCTCTCTGCTGAGTTCACGCGTTGAATCGCCAGCGAGCTCTGACTGCTGCTTCAGATTAGCCAGTTTCTGCGCTATTGATTCAGCCTGATTCTCGGCTTTCTTTCCGGCAGCCAGTCCGTCCTTAGTTTCTTTGTTCCTGGCTGCTTCTGCAGCCTGAAGATCGTATTGCGCCCCAGCTAATTGGCCTGCTGCATTTACCTGATTCTGATTGCCGCCTTTGTCTCCGGCCTCCATGCGGGCTTTGGTAACTGCGCGGAGACGCTTGTCGGTGATGGCAAGTAGAGTGTTTTCATCTTCCAAATCTTTGTTATATGCATCAGCTTTATCGCTGCGAGGGATTTCAAGACTTGTAGAGTTGAATTTATCCTTTGCGCGGCTGGCAAAATCTATTGCGTGCCCGAATTGATTCATCAGCCCGCTAGCCACGCCAGCAGCGTCACCGTCACGCTTCAGTAAGTCGATTCCCTGAGCAAAGGTGCCATTCATCAGAGCGCGGAGAATGCCGGTTTTACTGACAGTCTGGCTAAGCTTTTCTTGCGCTGATTCGTTCTGCGCCAGCAACTGAGTGTGCTCACTTTGGACATCAGCAAGCTCAGAGAGCGTGACTTTATAGAGAAGGCTTCCCTCCTCAAGTGATCCGAGAGTGCGACGAAGCCGAGACTGCTGAAGCTCATTGGCCTCAAGTGTCGACTGATTGTCTTTTAACGCATCAGCCTGAGCACGGATAGACTTGCTGGCGTTGTCGATTTCAGCAGCAAGTTGAACCTGACTCATGCTTTTCATTTTGGCAATGACGCCATCGAGTTTGTCAGCAAAGTCGATGCTTTCCTGTCGCGCCTACTGCATCTTCTGATAGAAGTAGAAAATTCCAGCCGCTGCTATTACGGCCGCTCCAACCGGGCCGCCAATAAGGGCTAATGCGCCACTGGCAAGAGACTTAATCGTGGTTGTTGCAGTCACTGCCGCGGCTGTTGCTGTTCGCGTTGCGACAGCCTGTGCAATCTGGGCCTCTGCATATGCAGCCGATCGCTGGATAGCCACTGACTTTGCGGCATTGAGATTTTGCAGGGCAAAGCCCTCAGCCGAAGAGCCTTTGGCAACGTTGTACTCAGCCTGAGCAAGTGCAAGCGAAGACAGAGCGGCTTCTTTATCCAGAAGGGCCTTTCTGGCGACTACAGTGGCTGCTGTAGCTGTTGCTGCGGTGGATTGCGCTGTAGCAACAGCCTGAGCCCTGGCCGCCAATGCGTCATCCACTCTTGCTTTGGTTGCCATCGCTAAAGCGCCTGTGAATCTACCGCCAAAAATAACTGCGGCGGCAGCAATCACGTTGGCGACCACATCCAGATTCTCACTTAAAGAGATAACGCCCTGGTTAAATATCTTGATTGACGTGCTGACGCTGGAGCTTTCGCCGACAAATTTAGTGATGTTGTTTGTGGCGACTGTGAATGCCTGCCCCATAGTCAGTGCGGTGTTCGCGAATTCCTTCGCAATGGCATCGCTTTGCTTCAACAGGCCATTGACCACTACCTCGGTAGTCAGCTTGCCCTGCGCAGCCATGCCACGCAACTGACCAATAGTCACGCCCAGGGAGTCAGCCAAAGCAACAGCCAGGCGACTGCCGTTTTCAGAGATTGAGTTGAATTCTTCACCACGCAGAACGCCTGACGCCAGTGCCTGAGACAATTGCGTCATGGTTGAACTGGCTTCTTCCGTTGTTGCACCAGATACGGTAAGACCTTTGTTGATGGTCGTCGTTAGCTTAATCAGGTCGGCTGTGCTGGTCCCAGCGCTCCTTGTTGATCGCTCAAGGCGGCCATAAAGGGTTGCCGTTGCTTCCAGGCTTGACCTTGTATCTTGGGAAATATTGAAGACTCGCTGCGTAACATCCGCAAGTTGCTCATTGGCGCGTACGGAGTTGGCTAGCTTGTTGTTCACCGTTACCCAGGCGTTGCCATATTCGGCGATCTGCTGCACCGAAATGGCAGCAGTCAAAGCTGAGGCGACTTTAGTCAATGAGGCAAATGCTTTTCTGCATTCCCAACTGATTTGGCAGTGCTATTAAAGCCCTGGTCGAGCTTGTTGAGGCGCTCATTTACCTGGCGCTGACCCTCGATAAGTCTGGCGACGTTCATTTCTATTTCATAAACGATATTTCCCACTTGCTGTTCGCCTGCCATTCTCATTCTCCGGGCATAAAAAAAACCCGCCGGAGCGAGGTTTAATGATTTTTCTTTTATTCAGGCGTGACTATCAAAGATTAGATCTAAGATCTTCTTTGCCTGCTCGAAATATTTGATATCAAGCTTTTCATCGACTGGCGTCTCATAGGGCCATTTAGTATATCTAGTGGAAACTGTCTCTTGCTTGCCAATTGACTCGATTATCTTCAATGAATCAGCAGAATTAAACACGCCATCCTTACCTGATGAAACTGGCTTTTGTTTGCCGATTCTCACATATGCAACCGTCCCCGGGAAATGCTCACTTCCGACCAAGATGTTGTAGCCTGATTTATTTTTTATGATGTAAAAACTCTTATGATTTACGTAACAGGTTACATCGTCTGTCATTGTGTCGGTTTTGCAGGCGGTATTCCATGCGCTTTTGTCGCTGTAATCCTTGCCAATGGTCCCAGATGCGTCGGAGTGAAAAATGCTGACATTGACCCCATCAATCTTAAAGGCTTCTGTTACCTGCAATACTGGTATTTTCATGTCATCAGTTTTAGCCCATAGATCACACGTAATCTTACTATCAGGATTCAATCTTTTTTCTTTGAAAGAGTTCTCACTAATTTCTAGACCCTCTCGCCCTGTTGTCGGGTAAGAGCTGTCCTCGTATGTATCACAACCTATCGTTTTTACCTCAGGAATTCCTTGCAACCACTTAATGTCCTTTGGCTTCATTTTTTCACTAGCATGCGTGAGTGAAGGCAACAGAAAAGCACATAAACATAACCAAATTATCTTATTCATATCCCTATCCCAAAATTAAAAGATGAGATAAATCCTAGCCGGGATGTGTCGCAATGGGAAGCAAGAATGATGTATCGACAGTTATGATTCCTTAGCCAGCCTCTTCGCCTTTTTAGCAAGGTAGTCATCTGCAACCTGATCGTACTCTTCCCGTGTGAATCCCTTCTGGTCAGGGTATTTCGCTGCAAGCATGTGCTGAAAATCGGTCATCGTTAGTTGCTCTGCTTCTGAGCGCGTCATGCCGAAATGATTGCGAGCCGCGCTGACATAGTCAAAGGCATTAAACTCTGTCGTCGCCTTACCGCTTTCGTGGCGCTGTAACTGGCGAACCTTTGCTTTACCGATGACACCGTGAGTTATGAGTAACTGAGCGATCAGCAGTACTTCAAAGTCACCCATCAGCCCCATACGTCGCTTAAATGGCCTGCCTTTCGTTCTGGCCGGACGGAACTCACCGATAAGAACCGATAAATCCCTTTCGCAGCATGCTTCCATCACGGTCATGGCGGCCATTCCCGGATAATGCTTCCGCGCGGTGCAGGAGCAATGAAGCGTTTCTTCACCCATGTATGGCCAATACCAAAGGGGTTAGTCGTATTGAATGTCTCAAGTGGGATGTTTGGCAACAATGTGCCATTTTCGCGCGGATAATCCTGCGGCCTGAACGACGATCGACGGCAAGAGAACATGGATTCGTAAAAGTCAGCATTAGGCTGCTTTGTCAGTTCGTTAAAACCTATAAATGGGAATTCTTGCCCGTGATAGTCCCAGTAGTCATCCGCCTCTTTGCCGAACCGGAAAAGAAGCTCTTCACCAGTAGGCCATACCCATCGCAGCTCTGAAGCGGAGTTTAGGAACCTCGCTCCATCACCGAAAAGGCGATACATACGCTTTGACTGAGTGATTATGTCGGCAAGGTTTTTGTATTCAGTGTCGAAGATGATTCCGCGCCAGAACGTGCCGTACCCCAACCCAACCAGGCGGCGGAATCGTGCAAGTTGTGCCGCTGTCTTGCCGGGCCCGCGAGTTCCCTCAAACAGGATTTCATCGCATGGGCAGCTCAGCGCCAGAGATTGCGATCCGGGCAAAGGCTTCCAAACTACGTTGTAGCTCATTTGCCTAATACCTCGCTCTGCTGTTGCTGTGCGGCCGCCTCCCATTCTTCAGCGCTGGCGCAAGTTGGAACCGGCATAATGTTATGGGTCGCAGTAACCTTCTGGTCAATCTGCTCTTTGAATGCCTGTACACTGATGTGCTTGCCAAGTAGCTCAAGGTTTTTCACCTTATCGGGCCACTTAATCTTCTTGAGGATGTTCTCCATCGTCGTTTCATCGAAGTTGGTGACGGTCGTCAGGATGTCCAAGCCACTCAAGGTGGTGCGCCACACCTTCGGCCATTCGTGAATCATTTTCAGGCCGCCGTCATCTTTCAGGATGTCGAGCACGTCCATTTCATCTATCTCAACCAAGCGGCGCAGCACGTAATCTGCATTGATCTCTACCCTTTCATTTCGACTTGATTTAAGGTCAATGATGCGTTGCGCAATGTCAGGTTTTGACAGGTTTTCACATCCGGTGCGGTTTGCAGTCTTCTCGCTGTACCCCGCCCGAATAGCCGCTTGCGTGGCGTTCAAATCGATGAGGTACTCGCGACAGAACATTTCTTGTTTGTCGGTGAGTGCCATTTTTTATCTCTCTTTAAGGAACTGGATATGATTCAGGTAGTCGTTGCACGTCTTATGGCTTTAACAAACGATTTAAACAAGGATGTAAAAATATCAGCGATCCAAGCATTGGGTGAGGGTGCTAGTCCTTCTCATGAAATTGAGAATCGCTTAATGCAACTTACTAATGACATCAATCAAGATGTCAAAATTGCTGCAATCAAAGCCTTGGGCCGTCTTTATCGCCGTCGATAATTACAACTTAATTTGCGGGCGCGTTCAATTGCCCCCTAACATGGCATCTTATTTCTAGCTATCTTAGTCACTTACAGCATCTTGAGCACGTCATCCGGCGCGAGGTATACCCAAACGCCATCTTAATGTGCCACACCAATGAAGCCGTTTACGATTTCAGGTTGCGATCTGTTCATCATGCCAATGTGAGTTTCACCTGACTTTATTGTTACTGTGATGAGGTAGGTGTCAGTCATATTCACTCCAGTAAAAAGCCACCCTAAGGTGGCTATCAATTCATGGCGCGTCTGGTAGGGGCATCCAGTGGGTTATTTCGATGCCATGATATTGTGAGTTGTCTATGAACACAGGACCTTTAAACCCAAACCCTGCAGTATAAGAAGCAACACCTACACCTTTTGGCGTGTTAACGATAAGCCAGGATATCTGTTTAGTCGTTTGTGGTTGAGATGTTTTTAATAAATTCCAGCCCATTCTGTATCTCCTTTGAAGTGAAGATTCAGGTTACCACTATTGATTAATGTTGGCTTATCAAGCGCTCGATAACATTGTTCTTTTTGCTAAAGGCGATTGTGTAAATGGCTCCCGTCGTGCATAAATGCACTCTACTTAGCTGGAGATGTCCTCCCTCAACCTCAAAAATCAAAACTACCTCAATGGAAACTGCAGTTGTAATAAAAAAGTTGCCATCAGCACAAGGCCGCAATGGGCTTTGATTATCCGCAGCATCAATGGTTATTGCGTTAGCGTAGTGGATAAGCGTTTTCATGTCTCTGAAGGTCAGGAGCTATCACGCCATCCGACTCACAGAGGGATATGGGTGCTATCAGGAAGTGAAGAAGTATTTCCGGCTAACGTGCATGGCGGCATGAGCCTGAATGAAGCTGAGGTGGCCCTATGCCGAATCACTCAGTAAAATTGCGGCTAGTCTGTTCTAACTTTCACTTCATGCACTGCTCTCTGATGTACTGCTGCAATCCGGCTATTTGCTTACCGGCGACTTCGATTCGCTCTCTGAGGGTGAAATAATCCCGTTGAGCGGAGTCAGTAAGTCGGGCGCTGGCTGCATCATCCACGCCGGCGGTGCCGGTGGCGGATTGCTTCGTGCATGTGGCGTTGAGCTGCAACCGACGCTTGCCAGTAGCAACATCATCATGCAGTTGATCGATAGTCGCTTTAGCATCGGCTAATTCCTTCGTGTATTTCTCATCGAGCGCGGCCACATCACGCTGGCGTGTCTGCATATCGGTGATGGTGTCTTTTGCCAGCCTGAGATTGCTGGTTGCAGTGTCACGCTGCGCCCTGTAATCAATGGCATTGCCACGGTAATAAAGCGCGAACGCTACTGAGGTGGCTAACAGCAGCAGGACGATCAGAATTAGCACTGTGAGCACTTTAGCCTTTGAGGTCATCGGCACTCTCCGCCAAGCACATGGTGCGCTCCATATCGCGGCGGTTCATTAATCCGCGCCACTTCTGGCCGCCAGCGTAAATCCAGCGGCGTAGCTCTTCACATGCGCCATCAACGTCACCGGCATTTAGACGCTTAAGCAGCGTCGATTTCGAGAACGCGTTTGTGCCCACGTTATAGGTGAAGCTGTAAAGTGCGGCGCGCTGATATTCGCCCAGTGGAATTTTTACCATGCCATCAACAGCTTTCTTAACTGGCTGAAGGTCATTCCACATAAGCCGATCACATTCGCGGTCGGTGTACTTTTTGCCTTTGATGATGTCGGTGCCGGTGTGACCGTCGCAGACAGTCCATACACCTGCCACATCTTTGTAGGGCTCATACACCCTGCCCTCTACCCCATCCTTTCCGCCGAGGAATACCGTAGCGATAGCCATAGCTCCGCCACCCGCGACAGCAATAAGCTTATTGCGCAGGCTGTTTGACATC